TTAGTTCAGACTGGCAGCCCGAGGCGGTTCTCCAGCCTTCGGGTGCGAAGATGTCGGATCAAGCCCCAGCGTTGCGGCTGCCGCCGCTCGGTCGGCCCCGGCCGGGATCATCAGGGCCTTGGCGTCGGGCTGGTAAGCGTTTGTGTTCCAGCCCCTGGACTGCGCCAGGGCGGAGACGGCCTTGTAGAACAGCGCCAGCCTGCTGCAGGCAGCGGGCGGCTTCCAGAACCGCATGGCCAGAGCGGCGGCCGCGATCAGGAAGGTGAGGATCGAGACGAAATCGCCCGCATACTGCGCAGGCAGATACGGCAGGATCGTCTGGAACAGGGACGTCCAGTCCATTTCAGTTCTCCAGAGATGAAAAGCCGCCTCACAGGCAGCATTGAGGGGATCAGGCAGACAGTGGATCGGCCTTGAGCACCGATTGCCTGCCCAGGAACACGTCCCGTTCACAGGCGCGGCGTCTGGCGAGCCCCGCCAGTTCGATCAGATGGCCGTTGACGGTCGCTTTGTCCCAGCGCAGCAGCTCATCGGCCGCGCCGGCATAATCGCCTGCGTTCAGCTTCCGCAGCAGCGTGGAGCTTTCCACAGCCGGCGCACCGACATTGTACTGCCATGACAGCAGGGCAGCCCGCTGGACGTCCGAGAGCGGCACCTTGACCAGGCGCGACAGAACGCCGTCACAGACCGCGACAGACTGGAGCAGCAGGCTGGCGGCGTCGGCCTCGCTGATGGCAGCCGTCCGGGCCGTGACAGGCCGGCCATCCTTCAGCCAGCGGCTGCCATATCCGATCGTCCAGCATCCGGCCGGACAGACATAGGGCTTCGACCTGAAGCCCTCGAAGCCAGGACGCTTCAGGAGTGTCGTGGCCAGCACGACAGCGGTTTCATGCATGGCGGTCACTTCCCGATCGAGACCGCCAGATGCACAACCCCGGATCCGAGGATGGAGGTCAGCAATGTGATGGCGGCTGTCACCACAGCCCGCGCACCGAACAGGCGATCGAGCTTGCCATTGATCTGCCGGTTGCTGCTTTCCATGGACTTCGCCAGGGCCTCGATCTCGCTCCGCAGCGACGCGATTTCCTGCCGCATTTCCGCCTTCAGATCGGACTGACTGTTCCCAACGCTGGAGAGCTGGGTTTCCAGCGTCAGGCATCGGTCTTCGAGGACCCGGATCCGCTCTGCCGGCGTGAGAGCTTCAGGAAGGCTTGCGGCCGGAGCGGCCGTCTGTGTGTCAGGCATTGGTTTTCCATAAAAAAAGCCGCCCGGAGGCGGCTGTTAGAGAGCATCAGAAATGCAGTCGTAAGATCAGGATGCCGCCATGGCCGGCTCAGCCGGCAACGCCGTGCTGGTCCTGTCCGCTCCGGTAGCAATGGCCCGCAATGCCTTGAGATAGGTCGTCCAGGCCTCAGGCGGGCTTTCACCCAGACAGCCATAATCCGTCCACATCTTCGAAGAGGCCGCGTCAAACAGATCCTGGGCCCTCTGCTCCAGGCTCTGGACCGGAACGCTCAGATAAGATGCCACAGTGTCCACGGTCGCCAGATCGATCACAGATCCGTCCGGAGCAAGCGCAACAGGCGCGCCATCATTCCCAGGCGAAATTCTGCCGCCCTTGGCTTGAGCCTTCAGAAGGGCATCGAAAGCCTCAGATGAAATGACCACCACGTCAGATGGAATGTCCTGGCTGATGCCGCGCGTGTAAAAGCCGCCCGTGGATCCGGCAAACAGGATGTCGGCTGCGGTCTGCGATGCAGTGTCTGTCATATCAGCCCAGTCCTATGGCGAAAAAGCCGCCTGTCATGGCGGCATTCTTGGTGCGGGAAGCCAGAAAGAAACTTCCCCCCGTCGTATCCTGAGCCGTCAGCGTGGCCTGCTCCTGCTGCCCGCGCGTGGCTACGTCAGAGGTCACGGCCGGGAAGGCCCGCCAGACCTGAGAGAATGTCTGCGGCCAGGTCACGCGGATCACATCGGTCTCATAGACACCACTGTCCGAGGTCAGCGTCGTGGTGCCACTGAACGCCCCCCACTGGAGGAGGACGAACTGGTTATTGCCGATCGGCAGCCTCAGAAATCCGGTTTCACCCTGTTGCGCGGTGACCATCGCCTGCGTCAGCAGGTAATGCCACGTCCCGCCGCGATCGAGCACGGCTGGAGCTGCCGTATTGCCCGAGACAATCAATTCCAGGCAGTTGATATCCCCGTTCCCTGCGGCCGTGGATCCCAGCACATAGCGCCATAGGTTATTCCGGTCCAGGAATGCCATCGTGCCGTTGGTCCCGGAGTAAACAACCTCGGTAATTCCGGTGTCCTCACTGCCCTCAGCCGGGTTTGACTCCACCGCGTAATGCCACGAGCCATTCCGATCGAGCGCGGCCAATGCCTTGCTGTCTTTGGACGAAACTAGTTGCCTGATGCCCACGTCCCCATCCGCATAGGGATCGCTGTTGACCAGGTAGCGCCAGGTCCCGTCCGCCAGCAACGCGGCCACCGCGCCAGTATCTTTCGACAGAACGATTTCATTGATCTTGAGGTCTCCGCCTGTGGGAGAACTCCAGACCATCCTGTCATTCAGACCCTTGATATCAGCAGCCGTGGCCAGCGTGGTGTCACCCAGGGAAACAGATCCGTCGTCATTCAGGGTCAGCAGGTATTCGGCCGGGATCTCATTGTAGACCTGCACCGTGGCGGAGAAATCCAGCGGTCCCGTCGTCTCACCCGTGTTGCCGATGATTTTGATGCGAGACAGCGTGTTTGGCGCCCCGAGCGTCAGACTGGCCACACCCCATTCGGACTGCGACCCGTCATCTGCGAAATAAAACACCTGCCCGCCATTCGGAAACGCGGCGGCAAACGTGCGTCGGTTGTCTGGCGCTCCGTTCAGGATAAACGGACCAGTGCCCGGATTTGTCGCATTCTCCAGGACATAGTTGCTCAGTCTCGACGCCATCACAGCCTCTCTGTCAGGGAAAAGGTCACGGCATGCCGGTCGGCCGGACCAAAGGGGTTGGAGATGTCACTCAGCGATACACGCCCAAAGAGAGCAGTCTCAGAGAGAGGCACGAGGTCTGGATCCGGCAGGAACAGGATATTGCCCCCCTGGCTGCTGACCGACGCCATGGCCCGCACCGCAGGCAGGTCGGCATCTCCGAGGGACTGATGGGCAATGCTCAGCTTGCGCCGGCTCCACCGGGCCTGCGGAAATTCCTCTCCCGAGAGCGACGTCGTCTCATCGATCCCGTAATCCCAGCCACTCGTGCTGGACGTGCTGTAATTACGCACCGGCTGCCATAACGCGCCGATGAAACACAACGGGATCGAGAGATACCCGTCCGGATTGCCCGGATCCTCCAGCGTCACCTGAACCCTGTCTCCCGTAACGTCAGAGGGCAGGATCAGAAGAGCCTGCCCGTTGAGCGTCTCGCACGGTTGCGATGTCCTGACCTGCTCGGCTCCCGCCCGCGACACCACGACAGTCCAGCTGGCCTGTGCCGACAGATTGGTCCGGTGGACGGACACCACCCGCACGGTTTCGACCTGAGACAGAGTCAGCGTCAACGTGGCTGTCAGGGCGGAGCTGCGCCAGCCGAGGGACGCAGCTCCCTGGGGCAACTGGAGATTGGAGACCGGCAGACCGCTCACGGCCTGGTCAGCAGACAGGGTGCCCAGGAGCACCAGGTTCCTGTAGCCAAAAGCACAGATTTTCATGAAGCCCTCAGAGCGCGCTCAACGCGGCTTTCTTATAGGTCCCCGCCGACGTGCAGAGATAAAGCGCATTATCGTCCCACGTCAGGCTGCCCTTATTGCAGCCCGCGCTGGCTGCTGGAGTAGACGATGCCAGAAGCCTGATTCCCTGGACGGACGAATAACCGTTTTTGTCGAGGTGTGAGGTCTCGGTGCCATTCTGGTCGAATGTCTGCAGGAAATATCCGGCCTCGACCGCCTGCGTCCGATAGAGCTGGATCATGTTCGTGGCCTCTCGCATCGAAATTCCGGTCGTCCACGGCAGCCAAGAGCCATCATAGGCGTCATGCATGATATCCAGTGCCACGGAATTGGTATTATTGCCCGTGCCGCCGCCACCCGTCAGGAAAATGCCGCGTGACCAGCCGCCGTCTAGAACTTTGCCATTGAAATTGACGTCAATCTCGTAATCAGTGCCTGAATTGCTGCTCAGGTTCAGCACGTCATTGTCGACCTCGGAGCTGATCGACGTGCCCGGACCCCCGCCCGATCCGGTATCCATGCCCCGATAAATGCAGGCTACCCAGTTGCGGTTCGGGTTGGGGTTGCCCGCATTGGGTCGGTTCGGCCTGCATTCCAGGGAGATGGCCTGATTCGTGACGTTGCCCTTCTGAGACAAGGCGGCCGGGTCAAACTCCATTTTCAGATTGGTCGTGACATTCCACGGATTGGTGTAGGTAGCATTGAAGAGGCCACCGCCGCTTTCTGGCTTTCCGACACCCGGACCGGAAAACAGATTGCCGTTGAGCCGGTAAATTCCCAGCGTCTCATTCGCCAGCCCCGTGGTCAGGTAATAGCCGGGAGCCGCATAGGGAAAATTCACCACCGGAGCCGGGGAAGTCGCAAAAGCCGCGGCGATGGCCGTATCGGCCGGCGTCTTTCCATCCGGCGCGGCGCCGAAGTCCCGCACGCTTGGCTGCTCTGCCAGGCGTTGCGCCAGACTGATGCCATTACTGCTTGAAGAAAGATGGATCGTCGTGTGCGACAGGTCCGTATCCGCCTTGCCCTTCTGGAGCGTCAGCAGGTCCTCGGCCGGAAGCGTATGGCCCGGCCTGAATGGTACGATAACGGACTGCCCCCAGGCCGTTCCGTTCATCAGAACGGCTGCTGCAGACAGCAGCAGAGGAAAACGTGTCATGCCAGTTGATCCTGATCGAGAATGAAGGAACCCAGGACCACGGCAAGCTCCTCAGTAATCGTGAGGATCTGCAGGGTCATGGTGCTGTCGCCAGCGCGGATATGCTCGGCCATGACGATCCCTAGGACCGCCTGACGAAGCCCTGGAACAGGGGCCGAAAGAGACACGATGTCTCCGAGGTCGCATTGCAGACCCATCGTCTGCGGAACCGTGACAGCCCAGATCTGACGGGACGTCGCCCACAGACGCCCTTGCAGGGTGGCAATGGTCTGGGCATCGTCCGGATCGCTGAGCGCCGTGACGACAGGGTCCGGATCTGAAGGTTGGCGCCATTGCGCCTTGATCCGCATATCGAGCCAGACGGCACTGCGGTCGGCCACCGCAATCAGCGCCTGTCGGTCTGTTGTGGATTGAGGATGAAGGGCAGTGCCGGTCGTGACCGTGAAGTTATGCCGCCAGCCCACCCGCCAGCGCCAAGCGGGCACGTCGAAGGGGGATGACAGACCAACGGCTGAAATTTCCGAGACGAGATCCGGCGTCAGACTGAGCAGCGGCACCGTATCTGGATCCGGGATTTGCAGCCGGACAGGCCGCAATGTGCCTTCCCGTGTGGAGACGAGGGTCAGGCCAAGACCGGACAGCAGGGTCTGCGTGACTGAAGTCCCCGTTTCGGAGCTGCTGCCGTCCCAGTACCAGCCCGCCGCCCAGGGAGCGAGATCCGAAACCGCCGGCCAGCTTGCATCGATCGTCCCGTGAGGCACAGGAATGTCCTCGATCAGCATCTGCCGCAGGATATCCAGCACATTGCCGGGAGCCGCCCCTGAGGGAAAATGCCCGAAGGCATCGAGCGTGATCTGATAGACCGGCCGTGATCCCAGGCGGATCCACGTCCCATTGGGTTGGACCTGCCGGCTCCAGCTGCCAGCAGGAGGCGAGACGGCATAAATGTCCTCGACATCCGCCGCGAATGTGATGCCGCCGGTGTATCCGCCCTCATACAGCGCAGTAATATCCACCGGCCCATCACTGACCTGATAGACGTAATTCGTGGCGTCGATCAGGACAGGCGTGACATTGCAGACTGTGCCACGCAGGCGTGGCCTGTTCCGGCCGGCCACATTACTGTCGCCGTCCAGACGTCCCGTTCCGCCATAGGTCGAGACGGTCATGCTGCGATCGAGCCAGCTGGTGGCGTCCATCAGCTCAACCGTGGCAGACAGATGATCCGGCCGCCAGTTCCGACCCAACCCTGAAAAGAGCGGCTGCAACGTGTCCGACGCTGGATCCCTCAGCACGCCACGCACGGGATCCAGCGTTTTGAGACCACCGCTGATCCGGACCGGAAGCCGGTCATTGATCCGGCCCGTCAGAACATCGTCCATCATGCCGCTCGGGTTGAGGAAGGTCAGTGAGCCATAGGACGAACTGGCCCCCAGCCCCGTAGCAGATAACGAGAGCCCCCGGTCCAGATCAAAGGCCTGGCTGACGAAGGGGGGATAAGGGACATGATCCTCGCGGACATAGCCCAGATCCGAGTAATGCAGCGTGCTGACGGTCTCGAGCGCCTTGGTCAGACGGGACTGTGTCCCGTGCGGGAGGGTGCCGTGGCCGTCAGCAATATCGGACACCACGCCACTGACCGGATCGATGATGTCGAGTTCGACCGTGCGGAATGGCGTCGTCATTCAGGCTGCCTTCTGGGTGGTGGATTTCAGGTTGGTGAGCTTCAGCTCGGACAGGTTTTTGCCCCCCAGCGTCACCAGCTGCTGGAGAAGGTCGGCAAGAACATCAGTCTGACTTTGCAGGGCAGCTTTCATTTCCGAGGAAATCAGGCTGGTGCTGCTGGTATTGCCAACGTCCTGCAAGGCCTGCATGACCCGCTGGTAATCGGTGACATAGCCCTGTCCCGATCCGTTCCACGCCTGACTGGTTGACAGGAGGGTCGAGGCATAGCCCTGAAGGTTCTGCAGGGCCGTGAAATCACCGGACTTTGCGGATGCAAGGTCTGTGGTGAAGTTGTCATTGGCGGCTGCATACTGATCCTGGGCAGACAGAGGAGAGGCATCCGAGAATGCCAGTCCCTGCGCATAGCTCGTCAGACTGGAGATGACAGACGAGACCGAAGAGGCCGCCTGATCCGTGTATTGCTGCTGGATCTTGAGACGTTCGGCCGCGAGGGTTTTTTCCAGATCCGCAGACTGCTGGACGTAGTTTTTCTGGGTTGCATAGGCGTCCCCCCAGATATTTTCATACGCTTCCTTCAGCTGCTCCCTTTGCTGGCCCGCAGACTGATCGAACGTCAGAAGGTCAGACCCTTCCTGATCACCTGTAGCGGCCAGATAGCGCGCCTGCACCGACTTGGCGTTATCTTCGATCTGAGACCAGGCCGAAGTGATGGACGAGATCGCGTCCTGCAAGGAACTTGCATCGATCGTTTTGCCGTCGAGCGTGTTGACTGCGTCCGCCAGATCTCCGCTGTATCCGGAGATCTTTTCGACCGTGACCGTGCCGTCAGAATTGAACTTCGAGACGGAGACCCCAAGCTTTTCGACCGTGTCGGCCATGGTCTTCAGGTTCTCGATTGCCGTGGCGTAATCCGACACCGAGGTCGCATTGCTGGGCAGCCCCTGCTGGAGAGCCTGCTGGAACGTGGCGTCCGACGTGCTGTAGGTCGCCTGTTTCAGCAGATCCGTCAGCGAGACGGACTGAAGGGACTTGTCCTTGTTGTTCTTGTCATCACGCACTGTCCCCAGAAGGCCGCCATCGCCGCCGCCAATCGTCACCCCCGTCGCAGACAGGACCGAGTTGAAGGACGCAATGTCAGTTTTCAGCTGGGCCGTGATCTCGTCGGTCTGCGCCTGGTTCCAGGTCTTGCCGAGCGAGAGCGAGCCCCCTGTCGTCATGACCTGATCGATCGTGTACGGGTTTTTCTTGTGCCCGAAGAGGCCACCCACCAGCCCGCCCAGACCGCCGCCAATCAGGCCGCCCAGCATGGTGCCGATCACCGGAATGAAGGAGCCGGCCGCAGCACCCGCTGCCGCGCCCACCGCGCTGCCGATGGTGCCGTTGGTCTTGGTCCCGCCACCGATGCCAGACAGCGCAGATCCGATCCCGAAACCCCCGCCGATCCCGCCCAGGAGGTTGCCCACCGTGGCCGTGCCGAACAGGTTGGTCTTGAGCCCCGAAGACAGCCACGACGTCGAACTTGACGAAGATCCCGTTGAACTGAGCGGATTCCATCCCCACCCACCGGTGTCAGCACTGATCGCCGCCGCACTGGTAGATACTGAAGAGGATCCGCCGGACAGAATGGACGAGACACCACCCAGTGTCGTCCGGCTCTTGCCATCGATCGCCGTCAGCAGCGGATTGATCAGCGCCAGCTTGGCGACCAGGGAAATGATCTGGCTTTCCACGCCCTGCATGGCGGACTTGAACGTCACCCCGCCATTCGAGGCATTGACCAAGGCCTGCGTGAAGCTGCTCGACAGCGTGTCCGCCGCCGAGGAGATGTCGCTGGTGAGCTCGTTCAGCGTGTCCTGCTGTTTCTGGTAGGCGTTCGTGGCCGTCTGGATCGCCGCGACGTTATCCAGATCGGTCTGTGACGCCTTGGACGTGAGATCCGCACCGTTCTCCAGAAGCGCATTGCGCTCTTTGAGGACAGCCATCTGCACCGAGACGGCATCGGAATCCTGTCCGACCGCTTCCGTCTCGGCCTTGATGTAATCGAGATCGAGGCTCTGGCTGTATAACTTCCCCGCCGTGCTCAAATCCTGCTGGGCAGCCGCTGCGCGTGCCATGGCCGCAGTTTTTTCCTGAAGCTGACGTGTCTGTTCCTGATCCTTAGGTAAAGACGTGCTCTGGACCGATTCATAAGCCTCTATCGAACGCAGATAACTATCCAGGCTTCCCTTGCTGGCATCGTATCCCTTGAGAACATTCTCCTGGGCCGCCGTCTTGCGGTCCATGGCTTCGATCGAGCTGTTGAACTCGCCTGTCAGGACCTGCTGTTCGTTGGACTCCGCTTTCTGCAGCTGCGCTGCCGTGGCATGTGCGTAACCCAGCTTTTGGGCCGCCTCTTCGGCCAACTGGTCAACCTGGACCATGGCCTTCTGCGCCGCCGTACCAGCCCAGGCGGCATCGGTCGCCTGCTGCTGCTGCTTCGCCAGCTCCTGCATCGGATCCCGAAGCTCGTTCAGCGCACCCTTATGCGTCATCAGGCGCTGCGTCAGGTCCTGCGTTCGCGCCGCATAATCGGAATCCGAGACAGCGCCGGCCTTGTGCAGCGTATCCAGCGCCTCCTGGGCAGACATCAGCTGTTTGATGGCATTGGTCTGATCCGTCACCTGGGACGCCGTTGAACTGTCCGAGGTCTTCAGAGCGTCATCGACCTTGCCCTGCATGGCCGCTGTCGTGGTCGCACCATAGGTCTGGCCGCCCGTGACCTTCTGGGCATAGTCCTGCACCGACAGCGGCACGGTACCCTGCCCTTGCAGGTATTTGTCGACGTTCCCTTCACCCCAGTTATAGGCCATGGCGACCAGCTGCTCATTGCCGCTGTATTTGGAATACAGACGGACCAGCAGACGTTCGGCCGCCGTGACGTTGCCGGTCGGATCCGTCAGGTCATTGCCAGCAGCGTTGGACGGCATGACCTGCATGCCGCCGATTGCGCCGGCCGAGGACCTCACGACCGCGCCATTGCGATCATACTGACCCGTTGAGCTCTCGACCGGCTGGATCCGGTGCGCCAGGGAGATCACGTCCGAGTTCGCGCCGATCTGCTGACCGACCGTATCGATCAGGCCAGACATGCCCGAGCTGCTGCCCTGCTGGACCTGCTGCTGCTTCGCTTCATAGGCGACATGCTCTGGCTGGAAACTGTCCATCCAGCCCTTGAGCTCTTTGACCTTGTTGATCAGGTTTGTCAGGCCGTCGATGGTCTTGGCGGTCTGCGCGACCAGGAAGTCCCCGATCTTGTTGCCGAAATTCTCGACGCCTTCCATTGGACCGGCCCAGGCATCCTTGAGATTGCGGACCGACTGCTGAAAGGGGGTCAGCCCCTGATCGACTGCGCCGCGCGTGGCCGATTCAAGCTGGCCCATCAGCAGCTGCCAGGCCTGCATGCGGTTGCCGCTGTCCTGAAGATCCTTGACCTGGCTGACCAGCCCCTGATGCACGCCCAGAAGACCCTTGTCGGCAAAGTCCTGCGCCGCCTTGGCAGGATCCGTGTAAGCGTCCGCCATTTCCTTGGCAGCTTCCGGCACAGTCTCGCCCATGACTTCCGCCAGATCCCGCGCCTCCTGCGTCAGGGACGTCAGGCTGGAACTGTCGACGGTAGGCACGGCCGCGAATGTCGTAGTGACACTGCGGCTGTCATCGAGCGAAAGACCGCTGCCGGCCGACAGGCGGCGGGACGCGGATTCCGCCGCGCTCGCCATGGCGGTGTAATCGTCACGGGTGGCCCGCAGGTGCTGTGACAGCGTCGCCAGCTGCTCCTGTTCGGCCTCAGCCGATGATCCGACCTTATAGACGGCCGCAGCAGCTGCCGCACCCGCCAGCGCCATACCGGCCGGACCGATCAGGAAGCCCGTGACGGTCTTGATCGCGCTGCCAAACCCGCCCATGACCTGGACCATGTTCGGCACCTGGTAGAAGGCGGCCTGGAAGGCGGATCCGCCCGACATCACCTGATCGAAGAACTTGTGCGCTTCGTCTGCCAGGATGCCCATCTGCTGGCTGGACATACGGGCGGTTTCTGTCGTCTCGGCCACGGCGGCCGTGGTTCCCTTGGACGACTGGACCGCCGCCTCATGGGTCTGGGTCAGCTTCTGGACCTTGGCCGCCTGCGCATCGATCGCACGGCTTGCCTCTTCCTGCGTGACTTCCCCGCGACGAACGCCGTCCGAAACGGTCTGCGTGACCTCGGCCAGCTTGTTCTGGGCATTTTGCAGAGCGTTGGCGGACTTCGTGACCGCATCGAGACTGTTGACCCAGCCAGTCGCACTTTTGGTGCTACGCTGGATTTTCTCGTCCGTGACCTCGACGCTGTCAGCCACCTTGTCCAGGCCATCTGCCACAGCATCGAGTGCTGCGGCATCAGCCTGGGCCGGCGATGCGATCTGGCTACGGTAGGAAACCTCGATCTCTTCAACCGTTGCCATCGTCGCGTTCCTTCAGATTCGTTTTGTCAGGATCATGGCCGGATAAGTCATCGACGTTCCGGCCGCCCGGCTCTTGCTGCGCCCCTTGCTCCGTCGAAGGACGTAAGGGGCATTTTTCACCAGACCAGACGGAATGGTGACGAAGGCGCGGGCCGTGTTCACAGTTGGGAATTTGCGCTGGACCAGCTTGCGCACCGCATCGACAATGCCCGGAGGCACCGACATGTTTTTCATGGCACCCGTATCGATCTTGCGCGCATACGGCTGCGGATTGACGATCATGACGGACACGCCCTCCGGAATGTCCGCCACGGCTTCCGTCCAGGGCCTGCCGTCGACCACCACCATCCAGCTGTCGCGGTACCGCCCCGATCGCACCGGAGAGCGGTCCTTGCACAGCTGGAGCGCGGCCTGGGCTGCCAGCCCCATGACGTTGAACTTGTAGAGAATGAAGCCATCCGGCTGGACGGAGGTCTCTGGCGCGCCCTGCCGGCCATCCACGATCGTCACCCAGTGCGGCGGCGCGTCTCCGCTGCTGACCGCCTGATCCCGAGCCTTGATGGCGACAGCCGCCAGCCGCGCGGACTGCGCGGCCGGAGACAGCGCCTGATCCCGGAACAGGCGGATATTGCGGGCCACGCTACGCGGAGACGCCATGTCACTTCCTCATGAGGGTCTGCATGTCCTGGCTGATCGCGGCATTGCGAAACCGCAGGAACACCGCATCGAGGGCACGGATCAGGTCATGAACGTAAACCCGGTCTTCGTCCGATACGCCGTTGGCCTCGCACCAGCGGTCGATGGACAGCCAGGAGATCGGTCCCGGACGCGAGACGATGCGGATCATGCCCATGGACGCGCCGAGACCGTCCGTGGTCCAGGCTCGGTCATGCTGGAGTTCATGCCACGCCCGCCAGGGGACTTCGTTCCAGGGATCGGGAAGGACCCGGTATTGCAGGGCCGTTTCCCGGAGTTCGGGGATTTCATTCTCCCCGGTATAGGCGCCCCATTCCAGTTCCCACTGGAGCGCCGCGATCAGTTTCCCGCTGCGGCCTTGGCCTGTTCGGCGCGATCGCTGCCGACGCGGCCGGCCGCCATGATGGCGAGCGCGGTCAGGGCCGGGTAGTTGCCGCTTTCCAGCATGGCGCGGAAATCGTCGACGTTCACCGGCTGGTCATCCGCGCCATCGAGGCCGCGCACGCCAAGCACGCACTGGCGGGCGATTGCCTTGCCCTGGCAGACATCGTCCGTGGTCGGTGGCAGGGCGTCCGGAGCATAGAAGCCCGCACCGGCACGCCGGGTACGGTTCAGATCGCGGGCGGCTTCCAGACGCAGCGCATAGAGCGTGTCGCGGTATGCCGGCGTGAAGCCGCGCGTGGTGATGAAGAAGGTATTGCCTTCCGGACCGACTTCGATTTCCTCGCCTTCGGAAACCCTGGCGAGATCGCGCGAAAAGGTGGAGAGCTTGGCCATGTTAATTTTTCCAGTCTGAAATGAGGGGGTAAAAGCGCGGAAATCCGGGGATCAGCCGCCCGGAGCGGCTGCCGGGATGCGCTGGATCTTGAAGGTGCCACCACCAGCCTGCGGATTGCCCTCGATGTCGAAGGTGGCAACGATCGAGGTGTTCTTGCTGCCGGCATTGATCACCGGGTTGCGCAGCGCCGCGTTCAGGAAGGTCAGGACATAGCTGTTGCCGTCCGCATCCTTGACCGTGGTGACGATCGGTCCCTGCGTGCCATTGGCCCAGACCTGATACATGTCCCAGGTCTTGAAGAAGATCTGCGTCGAGCCCGAGGCCAGCAGCTGACCGACGCGGATGCCGCAGGCATCGGCATGGCCCATGCCGTAATCCGAACCCGATCCGTCGCGGTCGAGCGTGATCTGGACCTGCTTGACGCAGCCGTCCGGAGCCTGCCCGTTCACGGTCATGCCGACGAAGTTGTCGACCGTGTTGAAGACGCGGCCCGTGGGCGCATCCGTGTAGGTCGCGGCCGGATCGGCATCCGAAAGCGTCTGCTGCTTGCAGGAAAAGTCGAAAGCCGCAGACGAAAAGCTGCCCTGGGCAAAGGTAAGCTGCGCCCGCGTGCAGTAGCTGCCCGGACGGACCAGCCACTTGGAATTCAGCTTCTCATTGAGCGTCCAGGTCTTCACGACAGCGCCGTTCTGCACGACGTTGTCGGCCCAGTCCGCACCCAGCACGCCCGCGAACAGGTCGTCATAGGTGCCGTAAGACAGCGCGCCCGACAGCGTGCCGGCCACCGAAGTCTGCGTCAGGACGGCCTGCGCCGCCTCGATGTCGGCATTGATCTCGTCGGGACGCTGTGTCGTGTCCGTCGGCTTGAAATTCTCACCCGTAAAGCGGGTGCGCTGGTAGTTTCCCGTGGCCGGTACGCCGTAAGTCGGCTCCATGGCATAGGAAATCGCGGTATCGTTCGCCTGCGCGGCGGCCTGATAGCCTGCCGTGGCTCCGGTATAAGCCATGCTTTACCCCATAAAAAAAGCCACCCGAAGGCGGCCGTGTCAGGAAATTCAGGAAGGATCAGGATGCCGGCAGGACGATGTCCTGGTAGCGGTAGTCCACCATCAGGGAGAAGCGGACCCAGTTGCCCGTTTCATCCTTGGCAGGTGGGTCGAAGCCCTGATCGTCGTAATACAGTCCCTTCGGCAGGTATTCGACAGGAACCCGAAAGGCGATGGAGAGGATCTTGCGCTTCTGGACCGCATCGATCGCGCCCGTTCCGCGCTGCACCATCAGATGTAGCCAGATCTGGCCCGTCTCTTCATTGAGGATTTCGCCGACACCCAGACGCCCCGAGGCTGCACTGGCCGTCTCGAAATAGACCCACGGATCCGTGCTAGGATCGAGGTCCTGGGCAAGAATATCCTTGACCTTCAGGCCAAGCGGCGTGGCTGCTGCCGTGGCCCGGTCAAAGGCATCCTGCCAGACGACGGGAGAGGTCATGTTCCACCTGCTGCAAAGAGTTTCCAGCCGCAGATCTCACTGCCGTCATAAACGGCCGTGGCGTCCGTCAGCATGTATTGGCGGCCGCCATCCATCAGGATGTCCATGTTGCGGGGCTGTCCATAGGCTGCGGCCGACAGCTCATCATTCAGGGTTTCCGCCACGAAAGGCATGACGGAAACCCCCGCCTCCAGCGCGGCCGTGGCGGGCGGAGCTGAATAGGCCATCAGAGAGACCGGATTTGACTTGTCGGATCGCGACAGCGTCATCATCCGCCCTTTATGCCGGATCTGCCGACGCCGGCTTTCAGTAATCTGCCCCATCAGGCCATCCAGTCCGCTGCCAGGGAGAGACGATCGAGCGCGGCCACGGCATCAGGAGAAAGAGCCCCGACAGATGGATCCATGGTCTGCCAGGTCGTGGATCCGACACCCTGGACACTTTCCGTCTTCAGAAGCGGGTCACGCCCCTGCCCGCATCGCAGCAGCTGGATCGTGCCCAGGCATCCGCCCGCGACGTCGTCGGGAAGCGGCGTTATGACCAGTGGCAGCAGATCCGCATCACTCTTCTCCGGAGCCGTCATTCCCGGCAGTAGAAATCCCGCCACATATATGACTTCAACATCATAACCATGATGCGGGAACCCACAGGCAGCTGCTGCCGGCAGGACATCCTCGATCCGGGCATTCTCACGGTCGACTGACAGTTCATCCAGCGCCGTGACCGCTCTGCCGCCCACACTCATGGACCGGATGGTCGCGATCGGCCCACTGGACAGATTGATCGCGGTCATGCGCCCGCGAACACGGATGCGTTCACGGTATTCCTGCAACGCCAGCGGACGCTGGAGATACGAAATGCAGGACGCAGACGCGCTGGAGATCAGGCCAGACAGAGTCTGGTCCTGATCGTCCCCGGTAATCCCAAGATACGCCTTCACGCTATCCAGAGACACCAGGGCGGTGGTTTCTGCTGGTGCCGTTACGACAGCAGGCATATTTCACCCCCAAACAAAAACGGCCTCCACTAGGAGACCGTCAGGATTTGCCGTTTTCCGACGTTTTGCTCGGGTCAGCACCCGAAAGAAGGTCTCCGCCGTCACTCTTGCCGGCTGCCCCTGCGGATGATGCCGCCTTGAGCGGGGCCTTGACCGGCATATCCTCGGCCGTCCCCTTCTTGGCTGCGACAATGGCATCCGCGACACTGTCCGGAAAAACCGCGACATCACCGGGATTGTAGACCGAGCCGATGCCGCTGCACCGGGCCGTGAAAGTGACTCGTTTCATGGATTACTGACCCTTAACTGAACCGGGGAACCATGCGGCATCCGTGAGAACGGAGATGGCCGCATCATAACGGGTATTGAGGTCGACCGCCTCGATCACGCGCACCAGCGTTTCGTCATTCTGGAAGGCAGAACGGGTCACACCCTGGCCATCGACGTAAGAGGCCTCCGTGCTGACCGCGAGGGTCGTCTGAAGAGCATCACCGATCATGATCTGGGAGAAATCGGCGAAATAGATTTCCGATGCGTTTCCATCCGTGCCGAGATTATCCGGGACCGATGTCGTCGTCGTGAAGGGATAGGCCCCGATCCGGCCTTCCGAAATTTCCGGGAAAGCCAGAGCCCCTGACGTGGTCAGCAGCTGCCCCAGGAACTCTTCAATGGTCGGATTGATGATATATCCGCAGCGCATCATCGGAACATTGTTCCGCGACAGACCAAGCCGCACTGCCGCGAGGTCATTGCGTACGTTTTCGACAACATTGACGGAGTTGGCCGTGATGACATTGGCCGCCGCTGCAAGGTAACGCAGACCAGCCGGAGCATAAGCCGAGCCCTGCCCGCGAATGAACTGCTGGTCTTCCGCAATACCGACTTCACGGACCACGTCATTGCGGACCATTGCATCGGTCTGGATCGAATTATAGCGCAGAAGATCGTTCGACACTGGCACCAGGGCCGCCAGCTTCTTGGCAGACATCTTGACCATATCCACCCCAGGCGCACTGGTGGGGATCGCTGCGCGCTCGCCAACCCATGTCGCATTGGACGTCGAAGTCTGCTTGCGGGTCGACAGGTTTCCGCGCGGCATCGGAACCGAAACCGCCCCCATGCGACGGACCGCAACAGCCGGACGCAGCGCATCGATCAGGTCGGTGGAATAATCCTGATTGACCAGGAAGCCACCCTGCACATCGACCGATTCCTGCATGTTATCGGCAGCCTCGATCGCAAAAGCCGTGCCCCAGGTCTTTTCCGAGAAGTCTGCGACGGCCCGAAGACCACCCTGCCCGCGCGTCGCGGCCACCGCTTGGACGAAACGGGAGAACTTCATGCCCGGTTCAAGCTTTTCAGCCGCCTGAGCGGGCACCGTTGCAGCGGATCCGCTCCGGCCAGCCGGCAGCGTGGCAATCGGGCGCGCAGCAGCTGCGCGACGATGCTCCAGATCGACTTCGCGAGCGATATTCGCCGTCAGGCGGTCATCTTCGGCCCGCAGCGCGTCATATCGGGCCGTTTCTTCGGCCGTCAGATCGCGGTCGCCATCCGTGGCGGCCGTATTGACGACAGTTTCCATCTCCGCGTGGACTTCACCCTGACGGGCGCGGAGAGTCGTGATGCGATCAGCCATTTTAGCCTTCCTGTGCTCGAAGCCGGCGCATATCCAGATCCTGCATGGCAGCAGTCCGTCTTGGGGCCGGTTTTCCTGTGATTTTCGGGGTTTTACCGGCGCCGAGACGGGAAACTGTCCCGCTCAGCGTTCCGGTTCCATCGGCCATGCCGGCTGAAACGGCACTTTTCGCCGATTTCATGCCGCCCTGACCGAAATTCTGCTGGACGTTCGCGACCGTGGTTTTGCGACCACGCGCGACATCGGCCAAGAAAACAGCCTCCATATCGTCCAGAACAGCGCGGATCTGCGCTTGCCCGTCGTCCGAAGACGGGTCCAGGCGCTTGTTCGGCGCGTTGGAACTGACGATATCGACGCTCTGGCGGCCGTTGGCATCCGGACCAACCTGCACCGAGGAGGAAGCGACAATGCCGATCGAACCTGCAACCGCCAGATTGTCCATGATGATTTCATCAGCCTGGCTGGCGAGCCAGTAAGCGGCCGATGCCGCCAAACCCGTGACAAATACCGTCACGGGCTTTTCCAGGGCAGCGATCTGCCCCGCCACGTCGCTCAGCTGCACGGTCGCACCGCCTGGGCTGTCCATCACCAGAAGGATCTGGCTGACAGCTGGACTGGACGCCGCCACCTGAAGGTCGGATGCCAGGGTTTCCAGCGTGGTAAACCCACAGATATCCGCCATCAGGTTCGCATAGGGCATGATCGGCCCCATGACGGGGATCATGGCCACGCCGTTGCTGACTGTCGCGGTCTTTGCGCCCTGCAAAGGCGAACCACCGCCGGAGATCGCAGCCATTACCCCCTGATATCGGGCGGCATTGTCGTTTTCCCGCAGCGTCTCCAGGTCAGGAGACAGCATTGTCCGCTCTGCCACCGCCTCGATCGCGGCCAGCCATTCCGGCTGGATGGCCCAGGGCATCGCCCTGATGGCATCCAGCGCATAGTGTCTTGTCATGTCAGCTTCCTGTTGCAGGATCCGGGCTTGGCTGTCCGCTGACGCCCATATTGATCGGACGCCAGATCTCGCCGCCGGCATCGCCGCCGACCGGGTTAAGGCCGAATTCGGCCCTACCTTCATCCGTGCTCATGACGCCGCCATTGCGCAGCGCGGCAATGCCCTGGGCACGGTCGAGGAAACCACCCTTCACCAGGTCGGACGGGTCATGGACGAACGTGCAGCCGCTTGCCGCAAAGGCATGGGCCGCACTGGCTGCCACCCGGCTGAAATGCGGGCCGAGGTGGTAGATTACGAATTCCAGGGACTGCTGCTCGATATTGCCGAACGTCGCCTTGGACAGCTCGAACAGCAGATGCGGCGGCACGCCCCAGGCGCGGGCAATGTCCAGAACCTGCATGGTCCTGGTCTCGACAAGCTGCCCGTCCTTGTTATTGACCGGCATATAAATCGGCTTGAGGCCGTTACTCAGAACCGCAGTTTCACCGGCATTTTCCACGCCCGAGAAACGCGATTTCCAGTCATCCTTGATCGCCTGCCGCTCGTCAGGCTTGATCGACTTGTCCGTCGACAGGACCGTCGGCGGCTGGGCATTGTTCCGCCAGTAATTCTGGACGAAAGACGCGGTCGCCAGATTCTCACCGAAGGCCTCTTTCATGAAGGCGATCGGATTGAGCCCCTGCAACCCGTTTCGCCCCATGCCTCTGACATGCCAGATGTCCCGCGCCGGGAAACGGCCGGTAGAGCCATCTGGCAGGGTTGCGTCATAAAACATCTGCTGGCCAGAGACCCGGTCGAAGGTCTGGAGCGGCTGACATCCAAACGGATCCAGTCGCGTCAGAACGGACGGCCGCATCAGGGCATCCCGCGAGACATAAGCGTAAAAATTGCCAGTCATCAGGACATCCCCAAGAAGGATTTCCCGGAAATCGTAATGACTTTGCGCCTCGTTCGGCCGCTCATTCATGAGGGAATAGAGCGGATCGCCTTCCAGACGATGCGTGCCGGTTCCATCCTTCCGGCAGTAATACATCGGCACCATGGCGAAAACGCCCGTCAGGATCCGCAGCGCCTGCATGACGGCCGGCAGGGACATGGTCGTGCGTTCATTGACTATGACGCCCGCCTTCGACGGTCCACCCATCGGAAACGAGATCCAGGGCCCGCCCGTCTGAAAGGCATTATCCGGGGTGGAAATGCCGCTTTCAGCCGAAAGCCGAGGCTCCTGGCGCGCACGGACAGGCGTCGATGCACCAGACCCGCGCAGGAAGTCCAGGAGACCCATTCTTACATCCCTTCATAGACAAATTCGTCGAAGTCAGACGGAGCCGTGGCCATCCCGATCGCCATGATCAGGGCGACGGCGCCATCGATCTTGTTTTCCACCCGCTCCTTGCGCGGATAGACGTTGTCCTTCGCATCCGTGTGACAGACGACGTTAGACATGCACCAGGCGAGAACAGGATCGCCGTCATGGTGCAGCCGACCGGACAGGACCAGCGCCTCCAGTTCCTTCATCGGCTCTGAAAAGTTCTGCACCGTCTGCCGATACTCCTGCATCGGCACGTCCCGCTCGGTCATGCGCTGGGATAACTGGGTCGCCTGCCATGGGTCATAGGCCACAGCACGCACATCGAAGACGCTGACGTCGCTTTGGATGTCCGCCTCGATATTATCGAAGTCGATGACATCCCCGGCCGTTGCCGTGATGCGCCCCTCGATCACCCAGCCCTGATATTGCGCATTTCCCGACTCATCGACCTGCCGCTGCGGCAGGTAGAAATGCGCGAAGACGTAATAGTGCGTCTCGCCATCGATCTTCCTCTGGAAGAGGCGGATCCGCACCGCAAGGTCAACCTTGCTCGCCAGATCGAGGGCCATGATGCAGTCCTGGTCGGCAAAATCCTCGATCCGCAGACCGGGATCCGCGCAACGTCCCCAGGCCAGCATATCCATCCAGGCCTGATTGGCATTTACCCAGAGATCCAGATGCTTTGTCTTGAAGTTGTTCTGCGCACTGGCCAGCTGCATGGCCTTGTTCGCCAGCCCCGCCACATAATCCGGCATGACGGACACGCCCCAGTTCGGATTGGCCTTCTTCCAGATCTCCGGATCCGTCCAGTCGTCTCCGTCATCGAGCGTGTAGATCAGCCCGAAAAGCTGGTCATCCTCGGCCGTATCGCCCTTGAGCGCGTAAGGGCAGTCCTTCCAGCGGCTGAGCGCCATATTAAGCACCCGGACCATGTAGCTGCGCAGCTCGTAACAGATCCCCGACCTGTTAGACCCGGCTGTCGTAATAGCCCAGATCATGGACTGATCACGCTTGCCTGCGCCGGTTTCGACCACGTCATAGACCTCACGGGTCTTGTGGGCATGGACCTCATCGAGGCAGGCAAAATGGATATTCAGGCCATCCTGCGTCTTGCCATCACGCGAAAGCGCCGTGAACTGGCCATCATTGGCCGCGCAGATGATGCCTGCGACCTGACAGTCCAGACCGAACTCGCGGGCCATGTCAGGGCGCTTGCCGATCATTTTCTGCGCATCGCCGAAAACGATCTTGGCCTGATCACGGGTCGTCGCCGCCGAATAAACTTCCGGCCCCGCTTCTCCATCGGCCGTGAGCATGTAGAGACCCACGCCAGACGACAGGGTGCTCTTGGCGTTCCCGCGCGGGACCTCGATATAGACGCGCCGGAAACGCCTAAAGCCGGTCTTCTTGTCCACCCAGCCGAAAGCCGTGGTCAGGATGAATGCCTGCCATGGCTCCAGCACGATCAGCTCCCGCGCCCGCGCCTTCGGCCCCTTGATATGCGGCATCAGGGAGATGAAACGGCAGACCCTTTCCGCACGGTCTTTGTCGAAGCGGTATCCGAACCCCTTGGTTTTCTCAGCCTTCAGGTCCTGTTCCTGCCGGATACAGGCCGCGACCACATGCTGGCAGGCAAGGATCCTGCCGGACAGCACATCGCGCATATACCGGCGCGCCATCGCAACGTGGGGATAGGCTGCGGCCATTATCCAAACTCGGAAAAGGGACTGAACATATCGCCCTGCCCCACATCCTTCAGCCGCAGGCGGGCCACGGGCGAAAAGCCGAACTCCGATCCGACCGTCCGCATCAGGCGGATGCTTTCGGCGATGATGGCCAGTTCAGGGCGGCCACGCTTCATGGTGCCCTGCCGCCCGTGCGTTTCGTAGGTATCACCCTCACCGTCCTGCAAGGCGCGCTCAGCGCGCAGCCAGCGGCTATAGGTGGCGCAATACTGGGCAAGCGCATCGTGGTCCAGAAGCGTGAAGATCCCGCGCTCGACCAGCACAGGAACAAGCCTGTTCCACGCTGACTGGCCATCCTCATCGAGATAGTCAGGCGGCGGCGCCGCTTCCGACTTCAGACGCAGCCCGTCTTCCGGAAGCGCCCGCTTTCCGGCATTTCCCGTGACGACGCGCAGATGCGCAGGTTTCGGCTTGCGGCCCTTCAT